CATCTGCGACTCCATTGAAGAGAAGTCTCTCTCCATTGAAGAAATCACCTTGAACATCGTAAGCAGTGAAGGCAGTTCCAGCAGAAACACCATATTTGAGGAAAGCACTCGCCCCACTTGACTCACCTTTGATGTGAGTTGGTGTGGAAAGTGTAACTGCAGTGTTTACAGTGAAATCAGAGTAAGTCTGAACGTCCCAAAGTGACAAATCCCACTCGTTTGCTGTTGGAACAGCAGAATTGTAAGATCCAGACTCCAGAGCGAAGTCATAAATGCGGGCAACACCAATTTCTTTACCTGCTCTTGCCTCTTGGTCGGATCCAACTCTTTCGTCTCTCAAACTGATGGTGTTTGAGGTGTTGAAACCGATTGTTGCTGAACCATAAACGTTATTCAGCGTAAAAGTGGGTCCAAACCCAAAATTAATCGCTTGTGGATCCAGAGTTTTTGTGGTTCTGGGTTTTGCAACGTCAATTAGCGTTGATGCACGCAAATCAACCTCATATCCCCTTACATATGCCTTACCTGGGGAAATTTTGTAAACAATATTGTCTGCACTTGGAGCATTTCCACTCGAAGTGGTCTGACCAGCGTTATAAATGCCTCTATTTCCTCGTCCATCGTTCAAATTTTCACGAACGGTGGTGACAAACTCTTTTACATAATAATGACCTGACTCATCGTAAGTTCTGCGGGCAAATTCGTCCCCAATAAAGTTATATTGGGTGTTATCGGTGATTTTGCGGAGATTTCCGTTTTGGATTTCTGCCAACTGGACGAAAGATTGATCATCAAAGTCGTCAAGTGGTTTTGCAAACAGTGTTGCAGTGATTTTCAGACGATCTGCGCCTGGAGCAGTGTAATTATTAAACCCTTTTGCGTTATCATTGAGTGTTGGGTCAGTTTCGGAGTTAATGATCTCCTCCAAAACATTCAAACCAACTCTAACACTTGGTGTGTTAGTGTATTGACTCAGAATCAGAAGTGAATCAGGAACATCGACAAAATAACCTCTGAGGAAGAAGACACCAGCACTCAGAGTGAAGGCAGAACCAACAATTGCTGCTTGTTGAGGAACTGTCGAAGCAAAACCTTCTCCAGCGGAGATAAAGGTTGTTGCATAAGTGATCGCACTGTTGGTTAGAAGAACTTCACCATCAATGAACGTCGCTGTTGCTGCGTCAGTGCTTCCTGAATTCTGATAATTCAGATAAAGTGTGTAATTTCCCTTCTCAGACTGCTCATTAGTGATGTAAGTGACCACCTTTGCGGTTACACCAGACGTTGCACCAGTGATTGTCTGACCTACAATCTGATCAAGGTAAAGTGAAACGGGAACTCCAAGATATTCCGCTTGGATTTGGACTCCGTAGAAGCTTTTTTCGTAAGTTACGCCACCAGGAATGACAGCAGCACCCTCTTTGAAGAGGTGATTGCCCACATCTTCAATCTGGTTCTGAAGAATTGACTGAAGAGTCGTTAATTCTCGCGCCTGAACAGGATATCCAGGTTTGAACAGAACCTTATAATAGTTACTGTCAGGTTCAAAGTCGTCAAAATAAGGAGCAACGTTGAGATTAGTTTCCTGTGGCATGATTTTTTAGAACTGCAAGATGATTTTAACGTCTTCTTTCTGAGAGGAACTTCTGGTTACAGAAGGTCTGTTGTCAACATAAACGATGTTTCCAGAGTATTTTTCGACTTCTGGGTCAGCCAGTCCAGACACAAATGTCTGTCCCAGGTAGTATGTTCTGTTATTTATTACCGTAGAGACACCCTGGAAAGCGGTGCTAATCGACAAATTGATGCTTCCACCACTAATTGTGAGGTCACCACTGTTGGGAGTCGCTGTGAAACGATTTTCTCTGAAACCATAAACAGGACTTGTGTTCAAAGTGCCGTCAGAATTGAATCCACAGTTGGTTCTGTCCTGCCAATACTTCAAAACACCTGTTGTTTGGTCATAAGAAACAACTCTTCCGACCGCAGTTGACCCAACACCGACAGTTTGCGTGATGTATGAGTCAGGAGTGAAGGTTGCTTCGCTATATCCAGCACCTGCAAGACGAACTGCATAAGTTGCAGCTGCTTTATCGGTGTCCAAATTGCTTTCTGAACCCGCAGCGAGTGGATTTTCGATCAATCCGACTCTTGCAAACTGGTTTCCAGTGATAAAATCAGGATTTTCGGTGTCATTTTCGAATCTGGCATAAGTCAGAACGTTAAATGCGCCCAATTCACGGTAAATATCCTTTCCGTGACCCCCATTTGGAGGAATAATGACATTAAAAACGGGAGAAGTGGTTCCAGTTGGGACTCCACCAGCAACCAAATCGACAGTTCCGAAGGTATATCCCGTTCCACCGTCAGAAACAGTGATAGAATTGACCTTTGAGTCGTTATCAATGACGATTGTGCACTTTCCGCCCTGTCCATCTCCCAAAATTGGGACATTTCTGTAAGTTGAGTTAGCAGTTCCGAGACCAACACCACGATTTCTGATGGTGATGATCTTCAATTGACCACTTGTACCAGCGTTATTACGAACGGCAGCGTTATCAGAGCTGGTATCCCAGTTACTTGGGGTTGGAATGTAATCTGTGGAGTCAAATTTGATTGCTTGGGATGGTTTGATGGTGTAAAGATACTTCCAAATGTAACCATCACCACTTGAACCAGCAGATCTGGGTTCCAAATCTGTGAAAGTTGGTTCATCCAAAGAAGGACCACCCTGATAATTGTTCTCAGGAGTGGCATTATTATAAAGACAGATGTAAACTCTGAAGTCAGAGTTCATCACATAGAAATTCGAGTCGTAAATATCAAACGCACCAGAGGGTTCTGATGGATTTGAACGACTGATGTCATTTCTCCACATATCATATGTGGTTCCAGACTGCCAGGAAATCTTTCTCACAACCTGGGCAACGTCGTTTGTGTTGACTTTTTTCAAAGCCAACATTGTGTCATAATAATCATTCGATTCGGTCAGGTTATCCTTCGGCGCAGGAGGATCCGTGTCCCAAGTTGACGAATAATTCGTCGCATTGGGAAGACCAATGAATGTGTAATAAGAATTTGATGTTGACTGGACGCCAGCAACAAAATTCTTGGCATTCAAAATACGAAGTTGGTCAGTAATTATTGCTGCCATTTTGAGAAAGTTTTTCTTTATTTAGTGGTGTTTTAGGTGGTTGTGAAACCACTATCCTTCAATGGGTTCTGGCGAATGACCAAAGCGGAAGTTGAAATTCCAGAAACACCGTTGTCGCCATAGAAGTTGAAGGATTGTGGGTTCGCTCTGTCTTCCAGAGTGATTTTGCCCCAACTGAAGTCGCCCATATAGGGTGCGGTTGTGTAACCGACGCTTCCTGCGTTGTCCACATTCACGAAGATTCTTCTCAAAGTGGTTGTAAATCCAACCAGAGAACCCTCATGGATGATTTGATCGTTGTCTTCGAAAGAAGCAACCTGATAAACACAGTCGAGAGCAGTTGTTGCAATGCCAATATGAGCACCAGTGGTTGTTTGTGAAGCAAATGTTCCACCGATTGACAAGTTTGTGTTCTTGATGACCAGATAATCTGACGTTGAAATGCCACTAACCGTAACTGCGGTTCCAACATAAAGCGCATTTCTCATTGTCGAGTCAGAAGGAATGAAGGTGTCAAAGTAGAACTGACTTTGTGAACCAGAAGTTGTTGTTCCGACACCAACAATCGTACCGAAATCACCTTCATAACTGTAAGCGAGACAGTTTTCATAAGTGATGGTTGGTTCTTCGATCAGAACAGCAGGTGCAACTGAGGAATAACCAGTTCCAGGTGAAGTAACCGTGATAGAATCGACAGTCGATCCACTCAGAACAGCAGTTCCTGTTGCTCTTTGTGTTGTTCCAACACCGACAGGAGTTGAAACTGTGACAGCAGGAGCGACAGTGTAACCGAAACCAGCATTTGTGACTGTAAATGCAGTGATTGTTCCAGCAGTGGAAACGGTTGCTGTCGCAGCGGCAGCAGTCAGAGTGTCTTGAGATCTAATGATCAGACCCTTCTGATAAGTGCTAATTCCAGCACCTTCATTTGATTGATCAAACAGGTTGCTGTTTTCAACGTAAACGACAGTTGAACCAACACCAACAGCCTTTAGAATTGCAGTTGTTGGGAAGAAGTTACCCTCATATTCATCTCTGTCTTTACCAACTGGAGCACCATCGATAATCAAGTCGGACAACTGACGACACCATGTAACTGGTCTCTGAAGTGTTTCATCCTGTGTGATTCCACCGCCAGTGTATGGGTCAGTTTCAACCAGATCACTGGTAACAACTTCAGTAACAATTCTTGGATCCTGATCGAGAGTTACATCTTGACCTCTGTCAACATCGTGACGAATTTCAAGAGTATCTCCTGCCTTCACGTTGCTAATAATTTCTGCATCAACGATGTCAATCTCAGAAGTTCCTTGATAGAACAGAATCTTGGAAGAGTCACCGAGTTGTGGTGCTTCAGCAAAAGTGATCTGACTTCCACCATCGAAGGTGTAAGCGATCTTGGGTTGCTGAAGAATATCATTGATAAAGACCAACAGGTTATAGTTTAGATCAAGTCCACGTCCCTCTTCTGGATTGACCCAAGTTGTGATTCCAGCAACACTAAGTGGGAATCTTGTTCTCTCACTGTTGAACAGAGAATCAAGAGGATCAAGAACCTTGAGAGAACCAACAGTCCACATGTTGACAGAATCATCATAAAGACTTTCAACAGTCAGTTGGAACTCACCATAAGTCTTAGTTGTGTCAGTTGGAATTCCAGTTGCTCCGCCGACTGCAACTGTGAGGATGTCTCCATCACCATAGTTGTAACCAAACTGCGTGAACTCGAAAGATCTAACGCTTGAAGAACCACCGACAATGATGTCAACTTTTGCATCTGTTCCAACACCTGCGGTTGTGATTCCGCTGTAAATCAGAGGGATGTTGGTGTAGGGGAATGGTGAATCAATAACAACTTCTGGTGGATTAGTTGAAGTGTAACCAGTTCCAGGATTGGTGATTGCAATGCTTACAATGTGACCGCCGCTGATGGCAGCAGTTCCAATGAACTCAAGGTTGGGAATTCCGTTGCTGTAAGTTTGAACACCAACATTGACAACTGTTTGAATTCCAGATCTGTAACCAGATCCAGTGTTACCAATGCTGATGGATGTAATTGTTCCAGCGACAGAAACGTTTGCCGTTCCTCCTGCAGAAACCAGAGGTTGGAAACCAAATCCTTGAGTTGAACCAACAGAAAGAATTCTTCCCTTAACTGGGAGAGTTGCCTTGTTGATGTCGGTTCCGTCCTGAATCGCAGTCCCTTGGAAAGTGATTGTTGTGATGCCACTTTCTGCCATTCCGTAGTTGTTGATTACGGTTGGGCTGTTAGGTTGTTGGAAGACACCGTTGTAAAGGACGATTCCATTATCAGTGGAGAAACCAATCTGAGTTGCATTACCAGACTTCAGAACAAACTCACTGGTGATTCCGCTAAAGTCGGGCGAAATGTCATCAAAGACAAAGTTGTTGTGATAAGTTTCGCTCGAAGAACCAACTGGAGCACGTCTGAAGAATGCTCTTCCTTGGAATGTGGAGTGAGTTGTGATTCCAGTCCAGTCTCTGTAGTTTGGATTTCCAGTTGTTGTGCTCAGAGGTGTCTTACCTTTCGCAGCATCAACGAAGTTGATTGTGCTGTCGGTAATGTTATATTGACCGATGAATTTCTGAATGGTGACTCCACTCTGGTGTGGAATTGCAATGGTTCCCAACTGACCTCTCAGAACCTGAAGGTCTGTTGGATTGTCACCACCAACACCCGTGATGATCATGTATTCATCTTCAACCTTGATGATATCATTTGCATAGAATGACGTTATTCCTGTTGTCTCCAAAGTTGGTCCAAGAACGATGTCTTGATTGAGAACAGAGAAGATTCTGGTCTCAGCGATTGGAGACTGAATCATGTTATCAATGGCAACCATAACCTTTGCGTTCTGGTTATATGCAGTCAAACTGTGAGATGTTCCAACACCAACTACATTTGGTTCCAGAACAACTGGGTTTGCTTTCAGTGCATTCTCAGCAGTGGTTGCAAACTTGAGTTTATCGGCACCAGTTTTAACAACGTAAAGATCCTGTGGGAGAAGATCAGTTGAACCAATTCCAGGAACAGTCGCTGTGACAATTCCAATTGGAGTGTCACCATAACGATATTCAACTCTCTCACCAGTGACAAAGAAGTGATTGTTCAGTCTGACTGTGTGATCATTGACATCAACAATTGCTGAGTCACTTCCGTCGAATGACCTTCTGAAGATTTCAAGACCACCAGACTTCAGTCCAAAGGTACTGGTAACTTCAACCTTGGTTCCAACATAGCGCTCATTGTCACTTTCAATCTGAACAAGACCATTATCAAAGACCGTTGACTGACCATTGTTGTTGAATGGTTGGAGACCAACAGAGAACGTTCTAACTGTTGTGTTTGAACTGGTGTTTGCAGTGAAGGTCAGGTCGATTCGATCACCAACGGTTTGTGCAATACCAACCGTTCCAACTGCGCCACCCGTTCTGATGTTTCCAAACTCAAGAACATGCTGAGTTGTTTCATCATTCAAAATGACAAACTCAAACATTTCATAATTTGAGTTGGTTACATCTTCAACTGAAACGATAAAGTAATTTGCCTGATAAGGTTCCTCATAAGAAGCAACAGTTTGTGCTGTTGGTGATGCATCGGGAGAGATTTCATAATAAGTTGAGGACAACAGAGCAGTTTCCATTGCTGTTGAACCAACTCCAGTTGCAGAAGATGCAATCGCAACAACTGAAGTGCTGGCAGTCATTGATCCAACTCCAGAGTCTGGAGTATATTGAATAACAATATTTGAACCAGAGATTGAAGCACCAAATGTTCCGATTCCGTTGAACACGGCGTCACCACTGGTCATCATATTGCCGAATTCATTCAGGTAAACATCTGTTCCATCATGAATCAAATTCAGTTCAGTTCCAGTTGCTTGATCGTTTCCGTCTCTTGTCATCACCAGACACTTAGCGGATCTGTAAGTGCTTGAGATGGACACCAGAGTGGTTGTGGTTCCAGCACCAACATCAGTGGTGGCACTTGCAACCAAAACATTGTTACCAAAGAAGTCGTTTTTCTCAACTACACTGTCACTAAAGATGTTGAACGACAATGTGGAGATGTCATAGTTATTGAACGCAAACTGTTGAGGATAATAATAAAGATCCCAACCAACAGTTGTGTCAACTGCATCAAATGAACCCAGTTCATCGTTGATCTGAGTTGTTGCATATTCTTGAATGAAAGTGTTCGTTCCATCTTGAACAACAGCAACAATTGAGAACTGTCTCTCATTTGTGAAGTTGGCATCTCTTACGAAAGTCAGGAACTTGGTGTAAGGTTCATTGTCACTGAACGATTCAACAATTGCGAAAGGTGTGGTTCTCTGTGTGCTGTTGAACTGATCACTGATGTCATCGATTGGGATGACTCTGTTTCCAACACACTCAACATAATCTTTGACAAGTTTGTCATCAAACAGAACTTCTGTTGAAACGATTTGATTACCAACAGTGATTGTCTCTTCAGAAACCAGATCCCAATCATATTCACAATGCAGACTTGCCTCACCAACAATGTCGATGATTCTTTCAACATTGGAATCTTCAGTCTGAATGATTGCTCTAGAAACATCTTCTTTTGAAATGATGTCCAAATCGGCAAACTTAGCAAAACCTGCTGCGTGGTCCAGAGCACTCACTGGATCATTCCAAGTGGCATAAGGAATGGTGGAGTTCAGTGAGTAAGAGAAGTTCTGATAATATTCATTGTTTGGAAGTTTTTGCAGGTTGTCATTCAAGAAACCAGAAGTGGTTTGCCAACCATCATTGACAGTCGAACCAGCACCAGTGTTGATTTCAGAAGTAAAATCAACTTTTGTTTTGACAACGCTTTGAGTGTTCGAAGAACGACCAGTGATTCTGTCATCCACAGCAAACTCACTGGCAGACAAAATGACCAACTGTTGTGTTGTTGAATTCCATCTCTGGACAGTTCCAACAAGATCATTTTGGTTTGTTACTTTTTCACCAACCAAATAGTTGTTTGTTTGGAGAGTTGGATTATAAGTCGCAAGATCTTGTGTGTTGATGATGCGACCATAAGAGTTGTTTTCGTCCAGATTACCTGGAATTTCTCCTTCTTTAATCAGATTGACAAGACTGTAATCGACATAAGGTTTGGAAGAATCAAGTTTCTTATCAAAACCAACAACTTCAAAGAATGTGTAATCGTAATCTGCTGAGTTATAACCAACACCAGTGCTTCCAACACCAACACTCAGGTTCTCAACCAGAACCTTAGCGCCGATTGGGAAATTAAACTGACTTGCTTCTGGAGTTGTGAAGTTTCTATCAATAAATGCTCTGACAATCTTTGTGGTTGAGTTGTAAGAGACAGAGGCAATCCCAAGTCCGTTGGTGTTATTGACTGGAATGATTCTTGGGGGAACATCGTAAATTCCAGTGGTGTTGTCGATGATTGTGACTTGCTCATCGCCAAGATCATAAGCAAGATCCAGACCATCAACGATTTCATCAGTGAATCCATCGATAACAACCAGATTTGGTGCTCTCAGATAGTTTCTACCTTGAGAAGAGATTCCGATGCTCTCAAAAGAAGCAAGAGATTCGACTTCCAGGATCTCTGGGAGATTAGAAACTGCTCTGAGGGTGGAGTCGGAAGGATAATCAAAACCAATGTTATTGAACTTGGTTTGCAAGATTGATCCAATCTTTGTGCTTGCTGGTCTTACAATTGCTCCAGAACCTTCTGCACTTCTAACAGAAGTGACACCAGGGAGAACTTTGAATCCAACACCTGCACCATCAATTCTCAGTTTAGAAATTGGACCAGTTACATTGGTCGAATTAGTCTCATAAGTGAACTGAGAGTTGCTGATGTTATATTGTGTGACCGATGGAACTTCTGGAATGTCATATTGGAATGTGGTTGTTCCAATTCCAGTAATAACGTGTCTTCCATCAAACGCTGTGAACTCAACGTTAAGTTCACTGTTATTGGGAACGTCCTTATCAATTTCAATTTCTTTCTTGACATCTGTGATAAGATTTTCATTGTCAAGATCAAAACGATAGAAGAGTTGATCAGGAATCTCATCCGTGAACTTCAGTTGAAGATTAGCAGTGGCATCGATGCCAGGTCTTCCAGACTTGACAACTTCAAATGAATCGGTGAGTGGAGTCTTAACGAACAGGTTCGCATAATCCGCATCACTATAGAGATTCATATCAAATGCGGAATAAGTGATTCCGTTAACAACAAAGGACAGTGAAGAATCAGACAGATCAAACTTCAGTGTTCTATTCTTAGTTGTCTCAACAGCAGGGTTGATCTTAGAAAGTGTTCCTGCTGAAGCACTTGTGAGGTTGACAAACTTTGGATCTAAGGCAGACAGTTCAAACTTATTAGCGACCAAACGAATCTTGGTCTCATCATAAGGAATGACATAATACATTGCTTCATCAGTCAATCCACCAGAAGGTGAAGTTGCCGTGTGAATTACCTTGTCGCCACGTTTGAATGGGTTGTTGGAGAATTCAATGGTGTTGAGTGTTGTGTTGACATTGCCAGCAACAAAGTCTTGTGGATCAAAGACAATGCGACGGTTATAATCGTCATACTTAACAGTAACTGTTGTGACGCCAACTGGTTTAATGTTGACGTAAACCGCATCACCCTTCTGGAGAGTGTGAGTGGACGCTGTGGAGACCGTGACGATGTTTCTTGCGGTCTTACCAGACAGAACACCCAGAAGGTCAGTTGTGAAACTGTGAGTGTTGCCAGTTCCGACTGAGGTGAAGTAAAGGAGTCCAGTTGATGTGTTGACACCGACAAAACCACCAGTGGTTCCAAGACCAACTTTGTTTGTTCCGAAACCAACGAAGTTCTCGTTGAAAGGAACAGCATAAAGTGGAGAGAACTGACTCAAACTTGTGTAAGCAGTTCCTGCGGTTCCGTTCCAAACCTGAATGGAGTTACCACCATTGGTTGCATAAAGAACCTTATCATTCAGTCTCAGTTTGTGACTTGGGAAGTAGAACTGTTGTGGTTGAATGAAGATGTTTGTTCTTCCAACTCCAGGATCACCGAATGTGATGGTCGTTCCGACTCCAGTTCCCAGAGCAGTTCCAACACCGATCGCTTCTGCTGGATCGAAATACAGTTCTCTGTTGATGGGGAAGGAGTAATCAGTCTTAATGACACCCACGTTCACATAGAACTTTCTGGGATCTTCATAAAGAACACTACCATTGGTATAAGCGAGACCAGTGGTTCCTTCTTCCTCACGACGAACTCTTAGTCTTCCAGTGACCGCATCGATGTTCAGAACACGAACGATCTCTTGATCGATGGTCAGCAGATCATTCTCTCTGACGTGTGAGTTGTCAAATGCGCCAGAGACGTAGAAGTAAGTGACGATGCCAGTTGCGCCAGCAGTTCCAACACCCAGTGTGAGAACAAAGTTGTCACTTCTAACACCAACGTTGTAACTTCCACCGAAACCCTCATAATAAGTTGAGACACCACTGATGGTCACAACATCATTGTTGAGGAAGTTGTGTGGTGCAGAAGTCAGACCAATGAATCTGTTTGGATAAACAGTATTTCTTGTAAACTCAACATTCGAGAATGAAGTTGAAGCAACACTGACAGTATCAAGTTCTTGTCCAGCAACTCTGGCAACCTTAACGTCGAGGAGTTTTCCACCAGTTCCTGTGTTGTTGAAGACAACTTTGTCACCGACCTTATAACCAGTACCACCAGTTACAATACCAACGCTTTCGATTCCACCAGTTGAGGTTGCAGTAACTTCGACCAGTTGCTTGACAACTTTAGAAGAGTCAAACAGATAATCATATTGACTTCTGGGACTGTTAGTGTGATAAGAGGTTGTTTCTCTAAACCAACCTTGACCCTCAACATCATAAGCAGTTTGGTTTGAAACCGTCTTGAAGTTGAAGTCAATTGGTTTTGATTGATAGGTGTTACCAATCAAGTAAGGGAAGACTGGACTCTTATAATTTTCAAATGGACCATCGGTGTCAATGTTTTGAGAAATTGTTGCGAAGTAAGCATAAACACCATTTGGATAATCGGGAGTGATGCAATATCTTCCGTTGTGCTCGTCAAGGTCTCCATCTGCATTGTAGATGTAGTCTTCAACGAAGAAACCATTTGGCCAAGATGCGATTGGTGGTTCGTTTCCTTGATCGAGGTTGGCAATGTTCCCCAAACCATAACTGGAAACCATTCTTCTGATTGCCCCAGTTCCGTCGGCATTGGCGAAACCATAAGGTCCATAGATTGGGTTACCGTCATATGCCCATCCAATGATTGGAGAGTGGAAAATGCTCTCTGCTTCACTGGAAGAAACAATGCTTAGGTCAGCAACACCATAAACATTATTATCAGCATCCGTTCCACTGATTGAATAG